CACGTCTTGCCGCCGAAATAGCCGTAGTCGTACAAAAATTTCAATACTTCATTTGTCGGCAGTACGTCTTTCGTACGGCCTGTTGTTTTTTTCGCCATGTGGCACCTATACGGTTTTGGCGACCGCGACAAACTCTTGCGCTGTTTCTGCGGTCATTTTGTTAGATATTGTTCGCAACGCGCCGAGTAAAGGATTAGGCGCCGTTGCAGAGATATTTCGATTGCGGCAGTATTCAACCCACGCCTTATCCACCCGGCGGCGTAATACAATCGTCCGGCGCAGCGGCAATTTGTCGAGCCCGGTTAACGCCGCCACAATAACGTCGTCCGTCTGCTTGTTGCGCTCTTGGCAGAATCGGACGACTTGAATAATTACCGAAATCAACATCAGAATTAAAAACGGATCAATGCCGATGTTGTTTTCACCCATTTCATCGGCAATCGATTTTTCTAATTCGTTTACGACAGCGGACAAAGCCGGAGAGCTGTTAATTGCCTGCTCCAGTTTGTCCATGTCAATTGATTTCATTTTTGTGTGCTCGCTAAACGCATGCGCTCTACTGTGACCGCTTCAATCATCCGGTAACGAGATGCCAGCATTTGAGACCGCAGCTGCTGCCGACCAGAAAGATACTTCCACACAAGCAGTGCGTTCACAACCACAACTTCGGTGGCGGTAATGATGCCAGTCAAAGACTTGCTGAGTTCTTGCACGTCAGACGCGTTTACAAAACCGAGCAATACGCCGACGGTCAGTACGTTCGTCACTACGGCAACAGCCATAGTCCAGAATTCGGGTGTTAACCACTTCTCGACAAGGTACTTCTCGTCTACGCCCATCGCGGCGTTCATTTCACGAAATTCAGCGACGACTGGCAGTTCTTTTGATTCCATGATAAATCTCCTGTGTTGTTTATTTTAACGCATGCCGAACATAGATGGAACGATGGCGCGCATCATTCCGCCCCACATGCCCATGTCTTGCAGTTTTTGCTGTCCGGCGGGAGTTAACCCCGCCAGCGCCGATAAAGCTTTGCCTGCTACCGTGGCCGTGGCTAAACCAACACCAGCGGATGCAATACCGCGCACAACGTCGACAGGCCGAATAATCGGTGAATTCATGCCGGTGCTTAGCCCCGACATTAACCCGGTTGTCGCGGCCGCGTAGGCCGGTGGGGTGGAAAATGGCGTGCCCCGCTGAAAACCCATGTTTACGTCGCGCCACGCGGCATTGTTAAATTGTGGCACAGAAATAGAAGGCTGATACATAGCGTTATCCAACCCGCTATTTGTCATGAACGCTTTTTTGATTACGTCGGGCGGTTCGGGGTAATCCGGCATCGAGTCGTTACGGGTCAGTAGACCGTCAACAAAACTTTGCCCTGTGTGCTCAGCGTTTGCGTAAGCGTTGTTCAAGCCGAGCAATGCGCCAGCGCCGACGCCAGTTAAACCAAGAGTGCGCCGAATCTTACCGCGGCGTAAATAGCGTTCTGGAAACAGCTGCTCCATCAGTGTGCCTGCGCCATAGCCAAGTCCGCCGGCTAGTAAACCAGCGACGATAGCGTTTGACAGGGGCCGAGGGCCACCTAGAGCTTTGTGCGCAAAATCAAACACGGGCCCGACAACCGGAAGCGCTGCGCGTTTAATTAATATCTCCGCGGTCAAGTCAGGCTGCCGAGACATTGGCACAAACTCAAACGCGTACTTGTCGAACTTCAGCGGCGTGTTTGTTTCTATGCTGTAAATACGAATGCGGTCGCTGCCGGGTTGCCATGTCACGATCTCACCCGGAAACTGGAAACGCTCTTTCGCTTGCTCTAGATAAGCGTTCTTCGCCGCAAGCGCGTGCGGGAGCGTTTGCGTCACAATATCCGGTACGTTTTTCCACGAAATGAGCGTCATGTAGCGATAGCCTTAAACAAACGCCAAAAAAATCCGCCGAGTACAGCCACCCACGCCACAATCCCACTGATAGATAAAAAAACAATCATCGGTACTGTTACGAGCATCGAATACCACTTTGTTTTGTCGATTTTCTGCCGCCAGAGCAGCCACATCAAATGCAACGCGTTCGGCGGCTTGTTCGGTATTTCAGGAAGCGCCGGAATATCGGTTGGCGTCTTTTTAGTGAGGTCGGTCCATAACTTTTTGAGATTGCTGCCTAACATCACGCACCTCCAGCGCCAAGAATGTCGTTACCGTGTCGCGAAATCACGCGGTCGAGCATGGGCATCTGCTGGTCGCGGTTGTGGAACGCATCAAGCGCCCGCTGCTGGCGATACATCGGATCAAGATGCGCCCGGTACATCTCGGCGTTCTGCCTCGTGCGCAGAATAAAGTCTCCGCGGTTCTTGACCTCTAGCAACTGATTCTGGATGTTTTTAAACAGCGGCAAGTTGTGATCGTACGTAATCGGAATGCGCCGGTTAAACTGATTGAGCATCTCCTGAACGTACACGCTGCGATAAGGCGAGTTGGTGTTGAAGTAAGCGGCTTTTACTCTCGGATCAATGCTGCGCGGGTCGGCGTGCAGGCGGAAGTTCGTAGGTTTATGTGTCACACCCTTGAACTTGGGCTTATTGTCGTCGATCACCCAGTCTTGCGGAGACTGTGACATCAATTGCCGCAAAATGCGCGCCTTGTGCTCGTAGCGCTTGTTATCAGAGTGCTCTTTGGCCTCGCGCAGCATTTTCAACACGGGGCTGGCCGCTTTTTCGATCTTCTTTACTTTTTCGTAGTAGGTGGGGTCTTCGAGCAAATGATCTTTGGCAATTTCTTTGGCGATTTGGTCATTTGTGACGTGTTCGTGTTCATGTTTAGCTCCTTCAGCTAAGGCAGACGAAGAAAAATCCCGATCGGGTAAATTGTCGGCTTTTCCGCCCGGTAAAAGGTCGTTTTGTCCCGAGCGGGCAACTTTTTGTCCCGAACGGGAAAGTTCTGCGGCTTTTAGCTCGCCGCGGCCTTGGGCTGTGTCAAATTTGCTGACAGTGTTGTTGCCCATCACGTGCTTGCGCCGAGCGGCAATAGTGATGTGGAACGGGTGGTTTCCTTTCGGTAGCGGGGTCAGGCCGTAGCTTTTGCGCAAAGCCGCGAGGGTCGGGCTGGCTACCTGCACAACCCAGACTTTGCTGACGCCTTCGATGCTGGTAACGGGAATCTCTTTCACTGGGCCGAGGCCGTAGTAAAACATGTGCCCGCGCTCGTTAATCTTGTCGGCGCCGATTGACTGCACCTCGTCGGCAGTCATTACGGAAATATGGGCGTTCAGGACGCCCGCGTCGACATTGGGCACGTTCATGGTGCCGGCAAGCGGAAGTTCAGCGCCCGGCGCAACAAGGGCGTCGTACACGCCACGCACAAAGGCGTTCGGGACAGAAAGAAGCAGCCACCCGCTTTTGGCTAAATACAGGCGGCCGGCGAGCGGGTGATTGACGCTCGCTTGCTTATCAGAACGGCTCAGCCAGCCTAGCGCATTACCCTGCGCATACGCGGCGCATTTCTTTAGGCTGGTCGGCTCCCAGCCCGACGGGTCAAGTACGGAGAGGCCGTCCATGGCGGCACCACTACTTTGTCTGAGCGGATACAACTACCGTGTTCGTGGCGCGTGTATCGGCGTGACTGGAATTGGCCGAAGCAGCCGCCGCCAAAAAAAGGAGCCCCGCGCAAATTGCCGCGAAGACCCAAGACAAAAGACTTAGTTGATTACGGTAATGTTGGGGTATCGCGATCGCTTTCATGCTGCTCCCTTTCGTGGGTAATGGTAACACGAATGCCGGCGCCGGACAGTAACGAGATTAAAATGTCTGTTAGTGTTCCGCCACCCATCCCGGCTACAACACAGATGCCAATCAGGCCCGAAATGTTTTCTGCTTTTCTGTAGTTTTGATACCAAAGCAGCGAAATCGCTAAACCCATAAAACCGGCGTTTAGCATCGCGCTGATGATAGATAGTTTAGACAGTTTCCGGGCAAAGCGCAAAAGCGTTGCCAGCCCGGCAAAAGCCGAAACACCAAAGGCGCTAAAAAAGACCGCCAACGGCTCTGTTATTTCATTTAACATCGTTTAAACCGTTGGCGGGTAAAGATTTGTGTGCGTCGAGAATTCTCGCGATCCCCTTCCGCGAGTCCGTATCTCGATTAAAAATCGAGACTTTACGGCGACTTTCGAAGACAAAAAATTGTCTCGTGCGGCATTCGCCGTGCCTCCAATCGTGTTCTCGGCTAGTACCTGACCACGACACCAGCTGCAAAATAGACATCCCTGTCGTTCTACAGCCCTAACCAGTTGACCGCCACAACTAATTCTCGACGCACACGTATTTTAACAGTTTTATCGCGCAGCGATAAACCCGAATAAAACCGCTTTTGCCGGCCAAGTTGTCAACGAACGCAGACCACTACGCTTAGATATACTGCGCGGGTTGGTCACTGCATAGGCCGGCTGGCTCACAATTCTCAAGCCAGTCCGGCGGGGCGGTTTCAGGCAAATAGGCAATTCCGCGGTCTGTCAGCGCGTGTGGCGTCGGCGTCCAGATAAAATGCGCGCTCGTCAGCGTAGGCTGCTCTCCAGAAAACATAAAGCAGTGCGCATTAATATTGCACAGCGCGTCTAACGTTTCAGGATTTGTTGCGCACGCCCACACACGCTGCCGAGAAAAAAAGGACGGCGGGACAGGCGTAAAAGAGTGCCCGTTAATCTCTGCGTGGGGCAATAAAAATGCGCCGTTGTGGAAAACCACTTCGACGCATACGTGCCAGCCCGCTTTTAAAGTTTGTTCGACAAATTTTGGTGAATTCTGCAGCTCGTCGGGTCCGTTAATGTTTCCGTATCGCGCAATGATAATTCCTTCAAACTTAGCCCGTCGCCGCATATGTTCACCTTCTGCGTTCGTGCAAAGGTGCCATGGTACACCGCGGTCAGAATCGCGTCTAGCGCGTCAAAGAACTTTTGCGGCGATTAGACAGCCGCGAGCAACAGCGTGCAGCGGGTCTTTGGCGTGACGCACTTCGCTGACTGGGAGCGGAAACTCATTGTCAGCAAGTTTCTTCTGAAACAGCGCAACAAAACCCGCCGCCTGTGATGTTCCGCCGGCAATGACAACCGGCAGCGGATTCTTGAACTTCGGCAACAGCTTGTGGCCCGTCATAGCAGCGGCAAGATTCTTTGTTGTGTAATCGATCAGGCGCTCGTAGTAGCTCGACACAGCCGCCAAAATTGGATTGTCATTCTGTTCGCCAATCACAAACTCGCCGTTCTCTTTTTCAGCCTGCACCACGCTATCTGGTTCGCCAACGGCTACAGCGGTCATGCGATCAATCCAGTCGCCGGACTTTGTGGTGCTGAACATCACCGTAGGCTCGCCGTTGAGCATAACGCAGCAGTTCACCATGCCGGCGCCACAGGAAAGCGCTACGCCGGTGTAATCGTCGCTCTCTAGCTCCGAGTAGCACAGCGCTTCGGCCTCATTGATGGCTCGCGCGCTGTAGCCGCATTCAGCCAAAATAGTCCGGACCACGTCTTCGTGGTAGCCGACGTCAAAGTCGTCGTCGTCTTGGTCTACAGGCTGCGCTGGAATGCAGAACACGAGCTTCTCATTTGGCTCGTCGGCCTTGCCACAAACTTGTTTCAGAATGTAGGCGAGTACGCGCTTCGCTTCTTTTTCTTTGCTCGACACGACGCCGCGGTACATCGGACGCTTGGCGGAGTCGTTGCGCTCGACAGCTTTCTCAATAGCGTCTTGGCCCAGAATGATAAACGTGCCGTCGGCGTCTTTGACAAAGACTTTGCCCTGCAGGCCCTTTTCGATCATTTTCGTGGCTACAGGGGTCGTAGGCTTAATGACGTAGAACGCGTCCCGGAACTCTTTGTACTGAACGTAGTCAAACGTCTCGTCACCCGTGAAACTCGCGGGGGCAGAAGAGTTCGCGGCAAGAACAATAAACGAGGTACCGACGTCGAGTCCTTTGGCCATGTCATTTACCCTTTAGTTGCGAGAGCCGAGATACCGATTTATTGATCGTGTCTTCGGTCGTCGTGGTTGTGCCCAGCTCAGCCGGCGAGACGCGTTCAAGTCCTTTGGTGCTTATTTCTGTGACGACCTTGCTGGTATCGATATCAATCTTGGCTGTTTTAATAACTTCAGCCGGCGCAGCGGCCCGATTTTTCGTAAAAAATCCCGGCTGCCGCATTTCCGGCTGAAGGTTGTTTGCAGACGAGTTATACAGATGCCGACCAATACCGTCGAGGCGCGCAATCGTGTATCCGATAAGTACGCCTGCAAACCACGCGGCGACAACTACAGTTAATAAATTGACGCCAATCATAGTATACCACAGCTTAAATATCGGTAAGGGGCTCGGGGTTGCGCTCTTCGTTATAGCGAAGTATTTCCTGCGCGTCGAACACATCTGGCGCGCATTTGGCTGCGGCGTGAATATCGTACGGCTGCGGATAGTGCCGAAGTAGCGCTAACGCCTCTTGCCGAACAACCTTGGGAATTCTCTTGAAGCCGTCTTTATTGTACGGACTGATTAAGCGCACAAGAAAGTCATGCACGTTAACGACCGACCGGGTGCGCTCATAGGGCAGTGTCATGGTGTCCAAACCTTACTAGGGTCTACGTTACCTTTAGTGAACACAGGAAGAGTCTCGCATACCGGAAACATATCTTCAAGCCGCTCAAAGACGGCCTTGTCTGCCGCGCCAATACCCTCGGGCATGTCGTCGATCCAGATATCTATTTTGTAGCCCAGCGCCAGCGTGCGGTCGCGTTTGGGAGAATGATTGCAGAAAATCACGTCGTGCAGCAGGCTGTACGTCTTCTCGCCAAAGACAGAGAACAGCTCGCGCCGGGTAAAGGCGCTCTCCGTCCGGCCGGTCACGCAAAGAACTTTGTGCCCGCGTCGAACAGCGTGCCGGATAAAAAATCGCCAGAATTCGACGTCACTGGTAAACGTGCGGTCGAAGTCTATGGCAATCGTCGTATGCCGAAACGGCGTCATGCCCGTTACTTGCTCATGTATTTTACGGCGACGTACGTGCCGATAAACGCTCCGCACGCGAGCGGAATAAGGTAGATCGGGTTGTGTAGATAGCTCATGACGCCATACGCACCAACGCTGTACATAACGGCGCTGATTCCACTGGCTGCAAGCGGCCGCTGCTTGCTGACGCAAATTACGTATAAGGCGTACAAGATGTCAAACAGCACGTACACAAAGAATACGGTAATCGCGCGGAGCCAGCTAAAGTCTTCCATGCGTCACTCGCGGGTGTACTTCTGCATCTCGGGCGAGTATTCGTCGAGCTGGAAGACCGCCTTAAAGATGTCAAACAGCTTTTCAGAGCGCAGCGTCACCATAACGCTCAGACCAAGCAGCGCGTTAGAAAGCTCGTCTGCTGAAAACTCTTCTCTTTCGAGCACCGCGCCTGCTAGCAATACAAGGTCGTCTGACACAGCCGTCAGGTTCGTGATTTCGTTTTCTAAGTCAAAACGGTCTGGCATGGCTTTGTCCTTGTTGTTAAAAGTCACGGTAATTACCTTCAAACAGCCGGCCGCGGGTGAGAACAAAAGCGAACGTGGTCATGCAGCCGAAAATAGCTGCGACAACGCCTACGACCATTCCCGCATATTTAAAAACCTGCAAAAGCTGCTGCCAACTGTCGAACGTCCACAAATATGACAGCCCAAACCAAAGTACGCAACTCAAAAACCACCACGTGAGCAACAGCGCAGAAATACGCGCGCGTCGAGAATCAAGTTTTTCTGTCACGTTTTCTTCTTCAACAGCGATCGCGCGTACTCTCGGGTCAGTAGACCAGCTAAGGGCTGACAGGCGTGTTCCGGCAGTCCAACGATTTTCAGGCGACATGTTTAACGTCTCCTGCGCCCAACTCGCCACAGGTCGAGACACAATACCGTAATTACGACAACCACAAGCCCACAGCACAATGCAATCGCGGTTGCAATGGCCACGGGGACAGTCATGTTTGTAGCCCCAAAGAATTTGTCGTGAAGGTCCATAGCTGCCCGAGTAGGATTCGAACCTACAACCTACAAATTAACAGTTTGCCGCACTACCGTTGTGCTATCGGGCATTGTTTTATTCCTTGGCGGTCGACGTGTTGAGCGCCCGGAAA